CTTTGCAGGCCGTAGGATCCAGCACGTTAATAACGTAGATCGGGCCGACGTTGCCGACGGTGTTGTCGAAGTGCTCCGCGAAGGCTTCGCAGAGTGTGAACTTGTCCCAGTCTCCAGCATATCCGAGCTTGCTCTGTGCTTCGCTCATGTTGGAGATTTTGATCGGCATGTTAATGAGATCCGCGTCGGCGTAGCCTCTGATCAGGTTCACCGGTGCGGTGCCGATATATGCGGCCACCACGTCGGCCTGAGTGGCTGCCTGCACTTTGCTTTCGGTGATTTCACCGAGCGCGCCATGTTTGTATGCCATAGCTTGTTACCTCCTTGTGGTTATAATAGATTTTGGTAAATTTCCGGTGTACTGTGCACGACTCCGGCCTCCAGTGTGAAGGAGATCCAGTTGTGCCAGTACGGGTAGTAGTCCCAGATGTTCCCGTCCTCGGTGAAAAGCCCGAACTTTATCCCGGCTTCCTTGACGATCCGGTGGCCCTCTATGTACTCCGTGTTCTCCAGTGCTCTGAGCACCAGATCCGCGAAGTTGAAGGAGTCCCTCCAGCCGTCCATGTTCCGGGTGTATGTCTCGGCCGCCTCACCGTCTGCGCGGTAGTACGAATAGCCGCCGATCGCCGCGTCGTTTTTTCGTGGCTGGAAGATTTCGGCCCCATGCGTGCCGGGGTTCCAGCAGGCAAGGCAAAAGCGGAACTGGAGCTGCCGCTTGCTCTTGATCAGGTCGTCGGATCCTTCCACGAGCTGCACACAAACAGACGGGATAGGAGCGGGGACACTCGGCGGCAGTCTGTCTTTTCCCGGAAGGTAGAGAGGGAACGCCGTCGGGTGCGTGTACTCCACCTCGTAGTCTGCGTCGTTCCGATCGTCGTCTGGCACTTTGAGCTCGATCTGGCCGCATACGTTGGCGTTGAGCCAGTTCGTCAGCTTGTCTATTGTTTGCACCAGTGTCATGTCCTCGCCTCCTTACTGTGTGCGGTTTTGGCGTAGTTCCACCTCAATGAGTCCCATGTGTTTGCTGGACGTGACGACGATCAGCTCGCGCCCGTCTATATTGAGCAGACGCCCCGGTTCGAGGCTTTTCGGTAGGTCGCTTTCTTTCGCCATGAGTACCATGTCGGCCTCGATCATGCCGTGGATCCGGTTGTCTCCGACTTTGGCGAGTCTGTTCTGGACGTCCTCGTCAATCACGACGAGGATCCTCTGGCCCTCTACCCGGTGGAACTCTGCGAACTCGTCGAGGTTCAAAAAAACAGAGGTGAGATCCTTCTGGATCTGCTCCTTAAAACTCACGGCCTTATTCTCCGGCCGTTTCTCCGGCGTCGTCCTCAGCTTTTGCAGCTTCGGCGCCTTCGATCAGGGCGATCACTTCGCTTTTGGTCTTGGCTGCGCTTGCGTCTACGCCCAGCGCTGCAGCAGCCTTGCGGAGTTCTGCCATTTTCATGTCGGCATAGGCTGTGGCCTGCGCCGGTTCCTCCACCTTGACGGCCACACCGGCAGCCACGAGCTCGTCCTCGCGCTTTTCGGTGAGAGAGAACGGAGCGGAGTGTGGCGTCATAGCCTCCACCACGCCGTCCACTTTCAGGCCGTAGGTGCCTTTGATCATCTTGATCATGCTGTTGCCTCCTTTACTCAGGATCGGCAGCGTCCAGATCCGGCAGGTCGTCGGGATCCACTTCACCGCCAGCCTCTACCTCAACGGCTGCGATCGCTTCCACGAGCTCAGCCTTTTTCTTGCAGCCGGTCACGTCAATGCCGAGATCCCCGGCGAGGTTTTTCAGCTGCTCCACGGTCATGCTTTCGAGCTGTTCCGTCGCGAGGTGGCCGGTGATCGTTCCGTCGTTCTGAGTTTCAGGATCCTGCGCTGCGTCGTTTGCAGGTGCGGCAGCTTTGGACTGCTGCACATACTCAGCCACGCCCAGAGAGACGAGGCGGCCAGCCTGAGCAGCGTCGCACTCAAACGGGCCATGCTCCGGCGTTTTCAGAGCGTGGCGAGGGTTTCCGTTGGCGTCTGTGTATTTGATACCGCAGCCGCCGTGTGTGATTTTAATTACTGCCATGTCCGTGCTCCTTTCTGCCTTTGATTAGTCCAGCACCTTTGCGGTGATAAACGGGTTCTCGTTGTTAGGCATACAGAGAGGCGCAGAGCTGAGGATCAGCTCGCGGACGTTGTGGTTTGCGTCGCTGAGATACTTCGGAACGTCCACGCCGGTGTAGGTGTGGAACTCGCCGTCGGACTGCTCCACCTGAGTGATCGCGCCGTAAACGGTGCGGCCTGCTGCCGGTGCGCCCACTGCGATATGTCCCGCAGGGATAAAAGGCTTCACGGTGCCGTCCACGTCGGTGTAGGTGTCCTCGTAGCTCAGGAAGTCGATCATGCGGCCTTTGATATTCAAGCGGGCGATCTTGGAAGCCCCAGAAGGGAGAGTAGCAGGATCCACGCCGCCGATCTGGTAGTTGCGGTTGTCGAGCAGTTTCAGGATCCACTCATTTGCGAGGATCACGTCTGCCACGTCGGGAGCTACCAGCACTTCGGTGGCTGCCAGTCCGCGAGAGGTCAACATGTAGATCATGGCGGCCACGTCGCTGAGCATTTGCTTCCCGGAGGCTTCGCTGGTGTCCCAGTTAGCTGCCGGAGTGTAGACTGCCGGGTTCTTCTCGCTGTCGTAGAAGCGCACCTCGCGTTCCTCGAAGTTGTGAAGGTCGTCCACGTATTCGTCCATAATGCAGCCGTTGGTGAAGATTACCTCGGCGGCCATGGCCTCCTTGCGTCTCATGTTCATGGCGCGGAGTTCGTCGAGATCTCCGAGCATGATCACGCCCTGCCTCTGCTGAGGTGTCAGCTGAGTGTAGAGAGCTTCGCCGAAGCCTCTCTTTTTCAGGTCGTCAATGGTGAGCGGACGCTTTGGCGCGATATAAGAAGGCGTGAAGCGCTTCATGGTGTAGCCGTCGCGCAGAATTGTGATGCCGCCCTTTCTAGGTGCCACGAACGGCGCCGCCTTCTTGCTGCCCTTTTTGTACTCCACCAGCACGTCGTCAGTGGCGAAAATGTCGCTCGCTGCATTGGTCGGGAAATAACGGTCGAGCAGGAAGGTGTGGAGAGGCGGGAGCTGCTGCACGGAGGCGAGCAGCGTGTGGGTATCATAATAATTAAAAGCCATTTGTCTTTCCTCCTTGTCTTAGACTTCCACGGCGTCAGAGATCAGGATCCCCGCAGAGCGGAGCGCCTCTTTGTCTGCGTCCGTGATTTCGTAGCCGTCGGCCACGATCAGCTTGTTGCCGTTGAAATGTCCGGTGCGGTATGCGATCGCGTGAATTGCGTCGCCCTCTGCGGATCCGGTGTCTACCGCTTCGGCCAGCACTGCGTTGGCTTTTCCGGTAGTGGTTGCACTGATCAGCTCCATGCTGTCTGTGCCTTTTGCCAGTAACGCGCCACGGGAGAGCGCGCCCTGACCGGCCTTTACCTGCACACTGAATACCTCAGCGGCCGGGTATGAGCCGTTGATCAGATTGTCGAAGCCTACGGCTCCGAGGTTCTCGTCGAGTCTGCTCATTAGTTGGTACCTCCTTTGCTGGTTTTATAGGCGTTTACTACCGCCTGAATGTCTGCCGCGTCCTGCTCCTGAGTGGTAGCAGGTGTGCCGCTGTTAGGTGCTGCCCCTACGTCTGCCGCTCCAGAGTTTGCTCCGTCCGCTGCGTAGTTCGCGAGAAACTGCTGTCCCTGCGCTGCGCTCTGCTGCATTACGCGGAAGCAGAGCTCCTGAGCTGTGCACGGGTTTTCTCCGTACTTGGCGTCGTGTACGAGCTGCGGATCCGGGATAGAAGCCGCGATAGAGTCGATCGCTTCGAGGCGCTGGCGTTCTGCTGCGGCTGCGTTTTCGGCGGCCTCAGTCTGCGCCCCGCTTCTGGCGGTCTGTTCGATCTGGTTCACCAGATCAGGTTCCTGCGCTCTGAGTTCTTCGAGTGTCATGTGGTTTTTACCTCCTTCTGTTTTTGCCGCCGGTTTAGTGGTCGGCTGCTTTTTATTTGCTACCGGCTTTTTGGCCGGTTTCGCACTGTTTCGGATCGGGATCGTGCCCGGAACGTGAAGCCCTTCGACGTTATGGTGCACGCCGTTGACGATCAGGATCTTGCGGTCTGAGCTCATGCTCATGTCTGGATCTTCCTCGTCCTCTTTGAGAGAGTCAGCGAAGCCCTTCTCGATAGCTTCGCGGCCGGTCATCCACGTTTCTTTTGTCATCATGCTGCGGAGCTGATCGCTTTCGATCCCGGTCTTTGCGCTGTAAATTTCAGCGACGGCCCGCTCGCTGGCGTCCATGGACTTGATCAGCTGCTTCATGTCGGTGATGTTCATGTAGTCCCACAACATGACGCTGACTCCGTGGATCATAACCAGAGATCCGGGGAACACGGTCACGGTGTCGCCTGCGCACATAATGACACTGGCGGCGCTCGCTGCGATACCTTCGACGACGACGTTCACCTCTCCGGGGAGTGCTTTCAGTGCGTTGTGGATCGCGATCCCGGTGTAAAGGTCGCCGCCGCAGCTGTTCAGCTTGACGGTGATGTGTGCTTTGTCTTTGACTGCTGCCAGATCCTCCATGAAGCCCTCCGGCGTGATGTAGAGGCCGGGCTCAGGTTCTCCCGTCCACCAGTCAACCGGCTGCTGGCTCATAACGTCGCCATAGAGGGTGATCTCTCCCTCGTCGTCACCGGTTGCCGCCATGTTCCAGAACTTCGGAGCAGTCGCAGGCTGTGGAGCCGCGGCAGCTGCCGGGCCCATTCGTAAACTAGGCGTTTCTTTCATTTGCTTACCCTCCTTGTACGGCTTGCTTGATTTGTTCCCGGAGTACGAGGCTTCTCATGGCCTCAGCGCTTCGCCTGCGTGCGTTTTCCGGGTTGTGTGGGTTATTCTCGCCGCCTTCCTCGTTTGGCGGTTCCTCGCCTTCCTCTGGAGCTTCTGGCGTGGTTTCTTCGGTTTGCTCTCCAGACTGGTGAGGATCCGGTGCTTTGCCTTTGAGCTTTTCGCTTTCACGCTGGAGCTGTTCGACGTTCGCGTCCCACTGGCCGCCGTTGAGCTTGACGGTGCTCTGTTCGTGAGTCGAGAAGCCTTCACTACATGCGAGGATCTCGGCCGTGATTTCCTTCACCGGATCGAGCTGTCCCTGAGACGGGCCGAGCCATTCGCTGCCGAGATATGCGGCGCGGATTGCCGGATCTGTAAAAAAGCCCGGCGCTGTGATACGTCCGCGGGCCACGGCTTCGCTCATCCAAACTTCGTAGAGAGGGCGGCAGAAGTCGTCGGCCAGCCACTCGCGGCGCATTTTGAACGCCTTCCACGCTTCCAGAAGGGCCGCACGGCTCGCACTGTACGACGAATTGAAGGATTTCAGCAGAAGATCCGCGGGGATCTCCAGCGCAGCGCCGATCTGTTCGGCGATTGCCTTCACAAAATTGTTGAAGCCTCCGGCCGGTCGTGTCGGATTGGCGAAAACGACGTCCTCGCCCGGCTCCATGACATTGACCTGCCCCGGCCCCATGCTGTACTCGTTCGGGCCCTTTGGCTCTCCGGGTGGAGTTTCTTCGGTTTCATTGAACGGCATTTCGTCGGTGGACGCTTCCGTTTTTATGAAGGCCGTAAAAAAGGACTCTATCACGGCAGCCATGAGCTCCGACTCTGTGTAGCGCCTGAGCTGGAGCAGCGGTTCAA